CCAAGCATCAACGAAAACCGTCGCGATTTTCTATTCCAAACAGTTACCGAACTGGCACTATCAGGTAACGCGTTCTGGTACAAGAACTACGGTTCAAACGGTCAGGTAAACAACCTAACCATCCTGCCATCATCAGCGGTTGAGGTTACTAACCCTGTTGGTCGTGACGGTCGCCCAGACCTAAGCCGAATTGTGTACAACTACCTTGGCAAGTCATACACCAAGAACGAAATTGAACATCTAAAGATTTTTAGTCGCGCCGGATACCTGCGAGGCGTTAGCCCGATAGATTCTTGCCGAAAGGACATCAGTGCTGCGATTGACCTGCGCGATTACGCTGGCAACTGGTTTATGGCTGGCGGAGTGCCTACCGGTGTTCTAAAGACCAACTCAATGTTGAACAAGGCAGACGCTGACGAAGTAACTGCTAACTGGCACAACAAGCAGCAGAACCGTCAGGTTGCTGTTCTAGGTAACGGTTTTGAATACCAGACCATTGCACTATCGCCACGCGACGCACTATTCACCGAAGTTCAAGACCAACAAGTTCAAGCCATTGCTCGCCTATTCGGTGTACCTGCTCGTTTGCTTCTAACATCAGTGCCAGGCGCATCAGACACTTACACCAACTTGCAAGACGAAAACCAAGTCTTCTACCGCCACACACTAATGGCTTACACCGCCAGCCATAAACCAGTTGCCAGCATAATCGCGCAGGTCAATCGCAGCACTGATGTCCTTTCGGCAGGATTCGATTGGGCTAACACCGCGCAGGTATCCGGCTCGGCTGAAAATCTTTAGGTGTTCAATTTCGTTCTTGGTGTATTTGGTTCCAAGGTAGTCGTATTCGATTCGTGAATAGTCTGGCTTGCCGTCGCGTCCAATTGGGTTAGATACACCAACGGCTGATGCTGGAAGAATTGTTAGGTTGTTTACTTGACCGTTTGAACCGTAGTTCTTGTACCAGAATGCGTTGCCTGATAGTGCAAGTTCGGTGACGGTCTGAAATAGGAAGTCGCGACGGTTTTCGTTGATGCTTGGCTTGTTGACAAGTACCGGGTTATCAACCATTACTTCCATGCCAGTTGCATAGCGGTAAGTGTTGATGGTCATCTTGCTAATCGGAGTAGCGATGATCTGAACCGCGCGATAAACAGCGGTGAGCGTTAGAGCCGTGTCCGGTGTGACAACTGCAGCTGAACGACTTGGAATTGTCGGTTGAGCTGCGCGTGATTCGGTCGGCTTAGTTAAGCGTGTCCATAAAGATGCCATATTCTAAATATAGTAGCATAGAAGTTTTAGAATACACCTATCGTGGCGTGTTGCGCGCGACTAGAAACATACAACGCCATAACAGTTGCCATTAGTGCATCGATTTCGCCATGTGATTCTTTGCGACTAATCAACCAGGTTTCGCCAGTGTATTTAGTGACACCGTTAGGCATTTGAGCAACCAATAAAGGGTCGTTGTTGTGCCTAACGGTGCCGGTACTAAACATAGCAAACACCGCCGAACAAGCCGCTGACATTTCCTTAGTCCACAGTTGCCACACCGGAATGCCTGCTAACTTTAGACGTTTTGCTAGGCTCGGTAGTTGACGATCAACACTTACCGCTTTGCCACTGGCATTGAAGTAAAAGTTGAAAACCCTGTTCTGGTCAACAAGCCAAGCATCAACGACAACCGTCGCGACTTCTTGTTTCAGACCGTCGCAGACCTTGCACTTTCGGGCAACGCCTTTTGGTTCAAGAACTACGGTTCAAATGGTCAGGTCAACAACCTAACTATTTTGCCGGCATCAGCGGTGAACGTGACTAACCCGTTTACCAAGGACGGTAAGCCAGACTTTAGCCGTATCGTTTACGACTACATGGGTACCCAGTACACCAAGAACGAAATTGAGCACCTAAAGATTTTCAGCCGTGCCGGATATTTGAGAGGTGTGTCACCAATTGAGTCGTGCCGAAAAGATATTTCTGCTGCTATTGATCTGCGCGATTACGCTGGTAATTGGTTCACTTCTGCTGGAGTTCCCACCGGTGTCCTAAAGACTAACGCAATGCTGAACGCAGCTGATGCCGAAGCCGTAACAACTAACTGGCACAACAAGCAGCAAAACAAGCAAATCGCAGTTCTAGGCAACGGGTTCGAATACCAGGCTATTGCCCTATCGCCAAAAGATGCTTTGTTTACCGAAGTTCAGGATCAACAGGTTCAGGCTATTGCCCGCTTGTTCGGTGTACCAGCGCGTCTACTTTTGACATCAGTGCCGGGCGCATCAGACACTTACACAAACCTGCAGGACGAAAACCAAGTCTTCTACCGTCACACATTGATGGCTTACACCGATGCAATCACCGACGCACTAAGCAACTGCCTACCGCGCGGTGTCCGCATTGAGTTTGACTTCGAACACCTATTCAAGGCTGATGTTGCAGCTCGTTACAACTACTACAAGACCGGCGTCGACGCAGGCTTCTTGACTGTAGAAGAAATCCGCACCAAGGAAGGACTAAATGTCTAATCTAGAAACTCGCGACTTCCGCGGTGTTGTTGATACTGATCAGCGCACCATCACCGGAATTGCCGTACCTTACGGTCAGGAAATCGCAATCGCAAACAATACCTTTGAACGTTTTCAGCCAGGTGCCATCCAGACCGTCGAAGATGTCAAGTTGTTTTGGAACCACGACGAGCCAATCGGCAAAGTTGTAGAGGGACGCGAAACTGAAGCCGGTTTCGAAATCACCGCTTACATTTCAGAAACACCTAGAGGCGAAGAAGTCCTAACACTTCTACGTGACGGTGTTCTAAACAAGTTTTCAGTTGGGTTCATCCCGGTTGAGAACGAACGCGATGCTAATGTCGTTGTTCGTACTTTGGTAGACCTGAAAGAAGTTTCAGTTGTACCATTCCCTGCCTACTCAGGCGCAAACATAAGCGAAGTTCGCGAAGAAATCGAAATCGATGAAACCGCAGAACCTCTAATTGAACAAGAAAGTGAACCAATGTCAGAAAACATTGAACTTGACGTTCGTACCGCTCTTGACGAGGTTGCAGAACTGCGCCGCGTTGTAGAGGCTGGAATGACCGTTGCAACTGCACCAGAAACAACCACCAAGTTCCGCTCACAGGGCGAGTTCGTAAAGGCTATGCTTGACGGCGACGAAGATGCAAAGATGCTTGCACGTACAGCATCAACATCTGCAGACACCGTTGCATACCCACCGTTCTACGGCTACATCGACACACTGATCCGCAACAACCGCCCAACCGTTGAGGCTTTCTCACGCGCTGCGCTACCAGCTGCAGGTCTAACCGTTGAGTACGCAAAGATTGACGCAAACACTCTTGCAGTTGGTCAGCAGGACCCAGAGAACGAAGCACTATCATTCGGTAACCTAACCTTTGAAACTGTTTCATCAGCAATCAAGACTTACGGTGGCTACACTTCTGTTTCACGCCAGTATATTGAGCGTTCAAACATCAACACCGTAAACACGGTATTCGAAGCACTAACCCAGCAGTACGCTAAGGCTACAAACGCAGCACTTGTTGCAGCACTTGCAGCTCTTGACTTCACTGGCAAGGTATTCGACGCCGATGGCGGAACCGCTGCATCACTTGCAGAGGGAATCGCAAACGGTTCAGCATACATCTACGGTCAGACCGGTCTACGCCCAGAGTTCATCTTGGCTTCAACCGACGCATACGTAAACATCGTTAAGGTTGCAGCTGGCGACGGACGCCCAGTTCTAAACGTTGACGGCGCTGGCGTAAACAACATTGGTACAGCAAACGTTCCTGGACTTCGCGGTTCAGTATTCGGTCTGCCAATCATCGTTGACCCTGCACTAGGCACCGGAGTTGTCTACATGGCTAACTCTGCAGCCGTGATCACCATGGAGTCTGCAGGTTCACCTGTACGTCTAACTTCTGGCGACATCACCACCTTGACCGACGACCTAAGCGTTTACGGATACCTAGCAATTGCTACTCCACGCGTTGGTGCTTTGGTTAAGTTGGACGTAACCGCGTAATCAGTTAGGTAAACAAAAATGGCAGTGACGCTGGCAGAGTTCCAAGCATACGTAGGCACCGACGAAACAGACTTCCCACAGGAATGTCTAGACGCGGGGCTTGCTTTGGTTACTCGTCACATCGGGACAATCACAACTGTTCCCGCAGTGTTGAAAGACCAGGCGACGCTTATTGCATCGTCGGAACTCTTCCACCGTCGCTCTGCCCCTAATGGCGTTGCCCAGTTTGCAAGCATGGACGGCGCACCGGTTCGCGTGGCTAAAGACCCAATGAACGCGGTGTACCCGTTGCTTTTGCCGTACACAGGTTTTGGTGTATGAGCGAAATAAATGACGCAAAGGTTCAGTTCAAAACTGATCTAGAAGCTGCTGGTTTAAATGTTTTGGAGTATGTTCCAGAACGAATCACGCCGCCAATTGTTATTTTGAACGCTGCATCACCATACATTCAGACCGCCGAGTTCGGAGAGTACACTCTCGGACTTGAATTAGTTTTAGTTGCTTCAACTGCTACAAACAAAAAAGCAACTGAAAACCTAGATCAACTAATTGAAGATGTCTTACTGGCTCTTGAACCGTTGACCTATGCGCGTCTAACATCGGTGAATCAGCCATACAACTTGCAAACAAATAACGCCGAATATCTAAGCACTAACATTTACGCTCAACTAGCAATATCAATTTAGAAAGGTCGCCAGCATGGCAGCTTCAACACGCATCAAAGCAACGAACATTATCTTTAAGATTGGTTCGACTGATTACGCATGCGACGCAAACATGGTAGAACTTACCCTGGACGATGCCCCTGGCGATGTTCAGACTTTCTGCGAAGTTCGCGTCGGTGGACAGTGGTCATTGCAACTAGACGGAATTACATCAGGCGAGGACACAAGCCTTTACCGCGTTCTGTGGGACAACTTCGGTTCAGAAGTAGCGTTCACCATTGCGCCTAACGGCAACACAACCCCAACTGCAGATTCACCGCACTACACCGGAACTGTTGTTTTCGACCAGTTGCCACCGCTATCTTTGACTTCAAACGAAATCTCAAAATTCAGCGTGACACTAACCGTCAAGAACACTCCACACACACCTGCATCAGACATCTTCTACGGCGTGACAATCGACACAACCGCCTAAGAATGTCTAACGCGTCCGGCATCAAGGTAAAAGGCTACAAATCAGGCATCAAGGCTTTACAGGCTATTGGTGTACCTGACACGGAGATCAAAGCAGCTGGCTCACAAGCCGGTGAAGTGGTCGCCCGCGAAGCCCGCAACTTGGTGCCGGTTCGCACAGGCAAACTAAGAAACTCAATCAGGGTTTCTAAAGCACTAACCCGTGTGTCTGTTTCGGCAGGTAATAACGGCAAAGTGCAATACGCCAACCCTATTCACTGGGGCTGGTTTAAACGCAACATCAAACCACAACCGTTCTTTACCCAAGCGTTGGGAATCACCCGCGATGAGGTTTACAGGAACTATTACCGCACTGTTGATACACTAATAGCGTTCAATAGCACGAAAGGCACAGAAGAATGAACGAAGACTTTTTAAGCACACTGACACTTGATGAAGTTGAAACTATTGAGAACCTATCGGGTACTCCAATGGATGAACTTATGGGCGTTGGCAAACTAAAGGGTAAAGCACTAAAAGCAATCATCTGGGTTGCTAAGAAGCGCATTGATCCTAATTACAAAATGGAAGATGCTGGCAAGGTCACTTTCAGCGAAGCCTTAGAACTATTTAAGGCAGCTGACGCAGACCCAAAAGCGTAAAGAAGAAACAAGCCGAAAGGATGGCGCGGTTCTGTTTACTGACTAAGATGTCACCAGAACAATACCGGGCTTTGACTTTCACCGAGTACCAGGCGTTCATAAGCGTTTGGAATGAAATGAATGAGGTAGCCGAATGAGCCTAGTGCTTAATGTTGAGATTCTTGGAGAGTTCAAGAACCTAACAGCTGCTACTAAGGGCGCACAGTCACAGTTGACTGCTATGAACAAACGTGCGCAAGGTGTTTCTAAAGCAATTACTGGCGCGTTCGCTGCTATCGGTGTAGGTTTCTCGCTTCGTATCATTACGCAACAACTTGAAGAAGCGTCTAAAGCCGCAATCGAAGATACTAAGTCACAGAAACTTTTGGCTTTGGCTATGGAAAACACTGCCAACGCTACGAAAGCACAAATTGCCCAGGCTGAAAAGTCAATCAACCGCATGCAGTTCCAAGCCGGTGTGGCTGACGATCAGTTGCGCCCAGCGTTCCAGAAGTTGTTTATTGCGACTAAGGATGTCACCCAGTCCAACCGTTTGCTACAAATTGCTCTAGACGCTTCGGCGGCTACAGGTAAAAGCCTTGACGCGGTGTCGCAGGCTATGGCTAAGTCTTTGGCTGGTTCTGATACCGCACTTGTAAAACTTATTCCATCGCTAAAGGGCGCCAAGGACCCGATGGCTGAATTGGAAAAGACTTTCAAGGGTGCAGCTACCGAAGCGGCAAACATTGACCCATACCAGAAGATGCAAGTCATCTTTGGTGAACTACAAGAACAAATCGGCATGGCTTTGTTGCCTACCCTGAACAAGTTTTCCGCATGGCTATCAACCCCAGAGGGTACAGCCAAAATGCAAGCAATCATCGACCTAGCAATTGGCATGATTGACAAGTTTACAATTTTGACTGACTGGGTACTTAGGAACAAAGATGCAATCATTGCTTTCTCTGGTGTTCTTGCAGGTGCCGTGGTAATTTTCAAACTAATCACAACAGCCATAACCGTTTACAACACCGTCATGGCAGCATCAGCAATCGCTACGGGTGCGCTGACTGCTTCACTTGGACCTTTGGCAGCTGCACTTGCAACCGTGCTAACACTTTGGACCGCTTACCAGAACATCCAAGCTGGTGGCGGTGTCTTAACATCAGTGCCTAGCGGTTCAGCCGGAAACACATTCTTGGAATCAACCGCTTCACCATCTGCCGGTGGTAGCAACATGACTTTCAAAACCCCTGCCAAAACTGCTGCTAAAGCACCGGTGACTATTGTAAACAACATCAAAGCAACCCAATCGGCTGCTCAAATCTCTGCAACACTAAACAAGCAACTAAAAGCATCAGGTTCTAGCACAATCATTCGTGGCGGTCGCTAATGGCACTCATTGAAAACTTTGACATTGCCACTGATCTAAAAGTTGAACTATTTCTGCCAGACACAGATAGCGATGTTTTTATTCTTGGACTATCAACCCTTGGCGGTGGCGATGTCCTAGGTGGCGTCGGAAACTTCATTCTTGGCACTTCACTACTTGGCAGCACCGATGTTCTAGGGACCGGTTCAGCATTCATCTGGCAAGCCGTAGAAGCGGACACAATTGCAGCAGACTTCGGTGTCGGTGGCGACATCCAGGACGCTTACTACTTCCAACCGAATGCCGGGCAAGCCCGAATCTCATTGCAGTCTTACGAATGGGACCCGAACGTCAACAAGAACATTCGCACTAACACAAAGATGCGCGTCCGTTTGGTAAAGGGTGAAATAAACCACACGCTATTCACCGGCTACATTGACACCATCAACGTGCAATATTCCCCACAGGGCTGGAACCGCATTGATATAACCGCTTACGATCTTTGGAAAGCAATAGTAAATTCACGCATTGCAACCTTTGACAACACCGCCTATGCAGCCGGTTATGCCACACCTTTGCAAAACTTTGCAGCTGCTATTCAAGCCGTCGGTGCTACTATGGCACCGGGTTCAGAAGAAACCACCGGTAAGATACCGCTAACTTCAGAAACAGATATTCAGGCTAATGGAATCCTTAACGAAGCATTGCAAGTCGGTTTGGCAATCACTTGGGTTGACCAAGAAGATGAAACTGTTTACTTCCGTCCTCGTCCGGTTTTCGTATCTGGTAGTTCTAGCACTTACACTGTTGGCAATAACCACGGGGATGCTAATCACCTTTGCATGTCTGATATTACTGTCGCCGCTGATGCTGATTCTATTATCAATTCGCTATATTTGGACCTCACATCGGACGACACTCAATTTGTAGCAATCCAAGATCAGAACAGTATTGAACTGTATGGTGAAAACTTTGTTTCACTATCGCTAAATGTTATTGATGAAGATGAGCTGCAAATTTGGGGCGAACAAGTCTTCAACACGACTGTGACCAAACTTGTCAAAACTGTTGAAACACCAACCATTGACCGCTTAGGTGACTTGACGGGAGCAGCGGTCATAACACCTGGCACTTTGTTGCGCGTAAAGTTTGACAAGGACCAATTAGCAATCGACGAATATTACACCATCACTAGAGTAAATCACTCAATTGATGTCAATTCTTGGTATACTCAATTCGAACTATGGAAAGCAGCATAAATGGCATATAAAGTTTTTAGCAACGGTGATGCGCTCACTGGTGGCGAACTAAACACTTACTTGATGAATCAATCGGTAATGGTGTTTGCTTCGGCTACTGCTCGCACAGCTGCATTACCTAGCCCATCAGAGGGCATGGTCACTTACCTTGAAGATGCGAATCAGTTATATCTTTGGACTGGTGCAACCTGGCAAGCAATTGTTTCTGTAACTGGTACCGGAAACATTTTGATTAACTCAAACTTCCTCATCAACCAGCGTTCTTACACTTCTGGAACAGCGTTATCTTCAGGTGCTTATGGCGTGGATCGTTGGAAAGCAACATCAAACAATTCTTCAATGACTTTTACCTATTCTGCGAATGGTTTTCCTGTCACAATCAACTCGGGTGGCTCTTTTGCACAAGTTGTTGAACAATTTAACATTCCCGGTTCAGGTTCTTATACTCTCTCATGGTCTGGTACTGCAACTGGGCGTGTTTACAACTCTGGCGCAACTGCACCATCCTATGCAGCTAGTCCAATTACTGTAACCCTTGATGGCACCGCAAATGTTGTTGTGGAATTTGAAGCCAGTGGCGGCACAAAGACTTTGGAAAAGGTTCAACTTGAAAAGGGAACTAGCGCAACTAACTGGCGTTTGCAGTCAAATGGTTATGAAGCGGAATTAGCAAAATGCCAGCGTTACTACCATAGAATAAGCGGAACATCATCAACCGTTACATCACTAATCGGTACAGCATATTCTTCAACCGCAGGTGTATTCCCATTCCCACTTAAGTCATCTATGAGAGTCACACCAACATCAGTTGATTACACAAACCTAAGACTTAGTGACGGTTCTAGTGGCGCAGATGTCACAAGCCTTACAATTTGGGCTTTGTCTAGCGGAGATAATGTTTATGTTGTTGGAAACGTGTCTTCGGGTTTGACAACTTACAGACCTTACTACATTTCAAATAGCGTTTCGGCGTTGTCCTACATCGGTCTATCAGCGGAGTTGTAAAAATGAATTATCAAGAAATTGAAATTGAATCTATGGGCGTTGCTCAAACTCACATAGTTGTTGACCTAGGCAACGGAAATTTTAAGTCATTCCCAGCTGACCCAACCAACCCAGAATACGTAGCGTTCTTGGAATCTCTAAATGACAACACCATCGAAGCCGAATAATACTTCACTCATACTTCGAATTGTGTCAGACATTGAAAAGAAACTTGACGACTTCGAAATGAGAATTCGCGAGTTAGAACAAGCGCGTTGGAAAGGTGCCTGGTTACAGGCAATCATGACCGCGTCAATTACCGCAGCTGCCGTTGCTATCGTTATGAAAGGTCTAGCCTGATGTATCACGAACCAATCAAAGGCACTGGCGCGGAACGTCGCGACGAACTAGGCAACTTTGCATCATACCGTAAACGCCCACACCGCGGTTCAGACTGGGGTTTCAAAGGCGGTTCAGAGGGCAAGCCTGTTTATGCCGTTGCTGACGGTGTTGTAGCCAAGGTTCTTGTCACTTCGGAACTTGGCAACTGCATCATTACCAAAAACTCACACGACAAGGTTTACACAATTTTCTGCCACTTGCAGGAACTACCAAAGTTCAAAAACATGGACAGAGTTGTTGGTGGCGAAACAATCATCGGTCACATTGGCAACACCGGGTCAAACTCAACCGGCGCACACCTACACGCAGCTGCATCACTACAGCCAAAACCACAACTAGCACCACAAGAAGAACTACTAGACCTGTTCAAACTTATTGACGCGTCAAAACCAAAGACAACACCTAAACCGGCTGCAAAAAAACCGGCGGCTAAAAAGGCGGCAAAGTGAAATTATGGTCAAAAATCCCAAAGCGTTTGAAGCGAGTTGCGGCTCTATCACTTGGCGCTGGCTTGTCTTCTATGGGTGTTGGCAACCTGCCTATGTTCAGTATGGGCGCTCTGGAATCAGTTTTGTTTGGGGCATCCGTCGCTATCGTCGGCTTGGTTATGGGACTATCGTTCACTTACGCTGGGAAAGGCGAAGTAGCCGATAAGGACTTTGACAACCACATAAACGCAACAATAGAATCGGTTCAGTCCAAAAACAAAAAGGACTAAGACACGACCCCCGCAAGTCCTCGTTTTGAGAGTAGACCGGGGGTTTTGTCATTCTCGGGTATTAGTATTTGTTGCATGACAATCACAGAACACATGCGTATCACAGACGCAATTGAATCACTAGGCAAAGCCAAGTTCATTGGCTCGTTCGAATCAGGCTCACCAGAATGGCATGCAGCTCGCGCCGGAATCGGTGGCTCTGATATCGGAGTAATCCTCGGCAAATCACAATACAAATCCCCATACACTCTTTGGGCAGAAAAGTCAAACCTTATTGACAATTCCGACTCAACAATTCCTATGCGACTCGGCACAGCATTAGAACCTGCAATCCGCCAATTCTTTATGGATGAAAACGAAGAATGGCTAATCGTTCACAACACCGGAACATGGCAATCAACCGAATCAGACTGGATGAAAGCCAACCCGGACGGAATAATCGAATGGGCAGACGGCAACTTGGGCGTGTTGGAAATCAAACACTCGGCTCAATACGTTTCAGAAATTCCTGAATCATGGAAATTACAGGTACTTTGGTACTTGGAAGTCCTTGGTCTAAAGCGTGGAGTAGTCTGCGCGGTCATAGGCGGACGCTACACCGAGTTTGAAGTCGTTTGGGATGAATCCCTTGTCCAAGTGATGAAAACCGCTGTACGGGCGTTTTATGACCTCGTATTGACCGGAGTTGAACCAATCTTCGACGGTGCAGACTCAACCTACGAAACAGTCCGGGAACTATCAGACGGTTTGACCGACGGTGAAATCGACCTTGGAAACTTCTGGGTAGACCTGTTAGCTGCTAAAGTCATCTACGAACAAGCCGAACGCAACTTCACAAAACACAAGACAGCAACATTGGCATTCCTAAACGGAATCAAGTACGGTAACTATATGGGCGAACGAGTCGTTGCTTTACAGGCACGAAACGGTAAACCTTACATCACATTCAAGTAAAGGACACAGACATGGGCTTTTTAGATAACTACGAACCTGTAGCAGACCGAATCACAAAGTTTTGGAAGCAATTCCCAAACGGACGTATTCACACCGAAATTAAACTAATCAACGAAACCGAAGTAATTGTTATGGCATCGGTTTACACAGACCGCGAAGACATTCGCCCCGCTTCAATTGACTACGCACACGAAACACGTGGGTCGTCAAATATAAATCGTGCCAGTTTTCTCGAGAACTGCAGCACGAGCGCAATTGGCAGAAGCCTCCATACCCTCGGGTTTAGTGCATCGAAAAACAGACCCTCACGCGAGGAGATGCTAAAGATAACTGCGGAACACCGCAACTTCCTAGTCGAAGCACAACAAGCACACGAGAACAAAGACATCGAAACACTGCGCACAATCTACGCAGCTGCAGTCAAAGCCGTAGTAGATAACGACACGCTAACAGCAATCTTGGCATACGCCGAAGAACTAAAGAAATAAGCGAAAGGGGTGTACCCCACAGAAAAGGTACACCCCGAGGCTTAATCGCCTCACCGCCCACCACAAGGGCGTAAAAGAATTATACACACAGAAAGGCGCAGAATGAGCATAGAAGCCGTTTCAGCCGTACTACATCATTCCCAGTCATCCGGAACAGCCCGAGCCGTCCTCACCGCGCTGGCATGGCACATTGGCGAACACCCCGAGGAGGGTTGCTTCCCAAGTCAAAAACGCCTAGCCGAACTATCAGGATGCAGCAAAAGACAAGTTCAACGCGCATTAGAGAAGCTGCACGAACTAAATGAAATACAAATCGCAAGCCATGACGGTGCAGGATACCGGGCAGACCGAATTACAAACCGTTACTGGCTGTTGCTCGAATGTCCTGAAACTTGCGACTCGACACTTATGCACAAGCCTGTGGATAACTTCCAAAACAAGAAAACTACGGGTAGACATTTAAGACGCGACGGGGTGTCATTTAAGACGCAACGGGACGGCGTAGATGTCCACTTAAAAGTAATATAAACTTAAACTAAATAACTAAATAACAACCTACGAAAAAAACAGAAAAGGAACACAGAAATGGCATTAGTAAACATCGTCGCAGAAGTAGGAAACTTCTCAACCGAACACGGCTACATCAAAGCATGGGAAACATTCGACTTCAAAGGTGAAAAGCGAAACCGACTTTGGACAATCTGGACCCGTGACATCCAAGTACAAGAAAAAGACATCATCGAAGTATCAGGCGAGTTGTCAACAAAGTCCGCAACCTACGTACCAAAAAACGCAACAGAAGCAAAAGCCATA